TCCATAATCTTGTCGCCGTGACGCATCTTGGCGATGCCGCCGTTGACAATGATCGAATGCAGGGCGGTTTCCGCCTCGGCGAGTTGGGCCCGCCAGAGGGCGATTTCGTCGGGCGAAGACATCACCGACCCATGTTCAGCCGCGCCATGGCGGCGACGCTGGATGTTGCCTTCGGCTGCGGCACACTGTCGGATTCCTGCACTCTCATTTTCGGTCTCTGCTGTCGCGGCTGGGCCGAATCGGAGATCCGCTGCACACCCAGCATGTACGCAGCTGCGTAAGCCATCGCCTCGCAGTCGAGGAAATGGTTCTCCCGCGAACGCTGCACCCACATCGAGCCGCCGGACGGTTTCTTGACCCGACCCTCAGAGACGATCTGCCGGCAATAAGCCTCTGTCACATCGCTCGGCAGATGCCACCCGCCCGGCTGGTCATCTGGCCAGCGCACCCGCTCATGCACCCAGGACTTGAAGAAATCGCTGTCGAGACGAACCAGGTCGAGACCGTATTTGGCGGCCTTGCCCTTCGGCGTCACGTCGATCCGTTTGACCGACAACGGCTGGTCACGATGGTCAAACCCCTTCACCGCATAGGCGACACGGGCGTGGCGCCGGCAAAACTCGTAAACCCGGTGCTCCGGCACGTCGTCCTTCTTGCCCGGCCGGAACCCTGAGTCGATGAAGGCGCGGCGGATCAGGAGATCGCCGATTGGACGCGCCAGCATCTCGGCGAGATCGGTCCAGACATCGGCGTGCTCCGTCTCGCCCCAGATCTCGTTCTGCTCGATCAGCCAGCTTTCCTGGCGCACACCCCAGCCGCGGATCACATAGACCAGCCGGTTCTTCTGCACGTCGACGCCTACGGTCAGCAGCAGGACACCGGACGGGATGTCGCGTGATTGATACGGCAGCTTGAGTCGGGCGACATCAGCCCATTCCGGGGCGTCACCGCCGGCCGGCGCCCACAGTTCGCCGAACCCGCCATTGATGACGGTCTGAACCTCCTCCTGGTCGCCGGAATTGACCGCCTCGACATAGCGACCGGCGCGCTCGCCAAACGGGACGAACGGGGATGCGAGGCCTGAGACCCAGAAGCTGACGGTGGTGCTCGCCGGCGGATCGCCCAGGACACGGCCGTCGGGTTCGATCCGCTGCCCAGGCGCCACGTAGGCGCCCTGGGCGTTCATCTCGAACTTGTGCTTCTCCTCGATGACACCGCCGCAGAGTGGGCATTGCAGGAAAGCGAACCGGCGGGCTTCGATCGGCGTCGCATCCCGTTCGATACGCTCCGTCCCGCCCTTCGGTGTGATGTCGATCTTCGGGATGACCAGACATTTAAACCGCGGGACGAAATAGTCCGCACAATGCGGGCATGGCCAAGCCCAGTGATACCGCGTCCCCCGCTGCCAGAGCTTCCAGATCGGGCTGTCGAGACCGGAAATGTCGTCCTGATCGACGACCTTCCAGAATTCCAGTCCGGTTGCCTCGTCTTTCTCGATTTCGACCGTCCCCTCGGTCGGCGTCGATGTAACCCCGAGGGTAAAGTCCGCGTGCGTGTCGCCCCGGACCTCCAGCAACCGAACCGGGTCGCCTTCACCCTTGATGTTCTTGGCCATGCCGTCGCGCTCATCGACGATGGCCAGGCCGGCCGGGTCGGACTTGAGCTGGTTGGCCGAGCCCGCCCAGGCGAGCCGGACTGGCACGCCGGAGACGATCTTGCGGGTCTTCTTGTTCTTCTTGCCCCGCGCCAGCTTGATCGACAGGCTTGCCGAACGGTTAAGTGCGTCGTCGAACCGTGGTTCGAACTGGTCGGTGACGAAGTTGCGGTCCGGGCCGGCATAGATGATCGGCACCGGTCGCTGGTCAAGCCGCGACAGGATCACATCGATGACACTATCGGTTTTGCCCATTTGACCGCCACAGACGAAGGCAACCGTGTTGTAGCTCGGGTCTTCGAATGCGCGCATGAACGGGATCATGTAGGGCGTCAGCGCGGGGTCCTTCGGGCCAGGCCGGCCCGACGACAACGGGTAGACCCGATTCTCCCGAGCCCATTGATCAGTCGGAATCTTCCTCGTCGGGCGCAGGATCCGCGTGGCCCGATCGATAAGAACCGCGAAGTTTTTCGATGCGGTCGGCCACCTCGGTGAGCGCGTCATCCACTTCTCGCTGCAACAGCGCCCGCTCACCGATGTTGCGGGTCACGCGCGCGGGAATCGCGTTCACGCGGGCCACAACGGCGCCGGCGACCTCGTCGACCAGCGTCATGGCCTCCGCCAACGGGACCAGTTCGCGCTCGGCCTGCGCGACCGCCAGTTCCTCCTTCCGCGTGCGAATATCCTGAAGCCGGCTGTGGGACGCCGTCTTGCTCGACCGCCGTGCCTCGTCCTTGAGGAAGCGAATGTAACCCTGGACAACATCGACGACGCGGTAGCGTCCGCGCTCCGACTTGGCGATCCAACCGTCCTTCGACAGTCGCCGGATCCACTCCGGCGTCACCATCAGGAGCTTGGCCGCGACATCGACGGCGATCGTGCCGGCGGCGTCATGACCTCCCATGTTGGTAGATGTTCGCGCCATTACGCCGGATCACTTTATGATCGGTGTCTCGTCACTATCGCAATCAAATGATCCGATTATCTGCTTGGCTTTGCCCGAGCGTGAAGCGTGAATGCGGCGACCAAACGGAGACCGCCATGCGCACCCGCACCGACAATCACGCCGCCCTCGACGCCTTCATGGCCCGCAAGGCCGAGATCGACACCATGCTCGCGCGGCTCCAGGCCTTGAGCGACGAGCATTTTGGCTACGCGCCCGACGACATCAACTGGGGACACGCCGGCACGCTGGCGCACTACGCTGAACTGCTCAAGCACATCACGGACGCCGCCTTCAAGGAAGGCGAACACGCCGCATAGACGCCGACGCTCCCACGCCTCGCCCCGCATAATCCAGTCGCGGGGCTCGGGGCAGTAGCGGGGCCGCGATGGTCGCGGCCTCACGCTACCGATGGAGCAATACCATGTCCAAGCTCACCGACACCCAACTCGTCGTTCTCAACACTGCCTGCCAGCGGACGGACCGGTCGATCTACCCGCTGACCGCCAAGCTGCCCGGCGGCGCCGCCGCCAAGGTCCTCGGCAGCCTGATCAACAAGGGTCTGATCAAGGAGGTGCAGGCGAAGCGCGAGGACACCGTCTGGCGCGAGGACAAGAAGCGCGGCCGCCTGACGCTGCGCGCGACTCCGAAGGCGCTCGATGCCCTCGGTATCGACGAGTGCGACGCGGCGGCCGAGGTGGAGGCAGTCGAGACGGATGATGCGGCCGCCAGCACTGAGGCCGCTGCCGAGCCGTCCAACCCGAAGACCAAGGAGCCGAAAGTCCGCCGCATCCGCGACGGCAGCAAGCAGGCCAAGCTCATCGAGATGCTGCGGCGTGCGAAGGGCGCGACCATCGAAGAGATCGCCGAGACGTTTTCATGGCAGCACCACACCGTGCGCGGCGCCATCGCCGGCGCGCTGAAGAAGAAGCTCGGGCTCAACGTCACCTCGGAGAAGGACGAGCGGCGAGGGCGGATCTACAAAATCAGCGCATAATCACTGCTGCGCGGCTGGCACGCTGGAACCCGTCATCATTGGCGGGTTCTCTTCTTGTCGATTCGTGTTGAACAATCGACGCAATGCATAACTCCGCGCCAACGACACGGCAGTGAAGATGACGCCCAGCCAGATATTCTGAGCGAAGCTAGCGTGCAAGCCGAACAGTGGGAAGACCAGCACTTGCGTGAGCACGGCGACCCCGAAGCCAACAACGACATTCGCGATCGACTCCAGAAGCGACATGATTCTTGACTGCATCACGCGGCCACCTTCCCGGCCTTGATCTCGTCAAAGCATCGGCCGTCGCCGTCGAGCGTGGCCACACGGTCGGATTGTCCCTGCCAGCGCGTCACGATCACGTCGACGTATCTTGGGTCGAGTTCGATCAGACGCGCGCGTCGTCCTGATTGCTCGGCAGCGATCATCGTGGTGCCGGACCCGCCGAATGGGTCGAGGACAATGTCCCGGCTCTTGGAGGAGTTGCGGATCGCGCGCTCGACCAGCGCCACCGGCTTCATCGTCGGATGCAAATCGTTCTTGTGCGACTTGTCGAAGAACCAGACGTCGCCCTGGTCACGCGCGCCGCACCAGTAATGATCGGTGCCGTCCTTCCAGCCATACAGGATCGGTTCGTACTGGCGTTGGTAATCCGAGCGCCCGAGAGTGAAAGTGTTCTTGGCCCAGATCACGAAGGTCGACCACTTGCCGCCGGCCTCGCGGAACGCCTTCTGCAGGCGGTCAAGTTCCGACGACGACATGCAGATGTAGACTGCACCCTTGGTGACCAGCAGGATGTTGACGCAGGCGTCGTAGAGCAGCGTACCGAAGTCGTCTCCCAAAGCATCGTTCAGGATCGGCCGGTTCTTGCCGCGCAACTTGTCCTTGGCCGAGTTAGCATAGTTCACGTTGTACGGCGGATCTGTGAAGGTCATGTCGGCAAGCTCGCCATCCAGCACCTTCTCGACGTCGGCCAGCACCGTGGCGTTCCCGCATAGCACCCGGTGCTCGCCGCAGATCCACAGGTCGCCGGGGCGGCTGATGGGATCGGCCGGCGGTTCGGGCGCGTCGTCAGGGTCACCATCAAGATCGGCGCCAGTCAGCAGCAACTTGTCCAGCTCGTCCTGATCGAAGCCGGTGAGCGTCAAATCGAATCCGGCGGCCTGCAGGTCGCCGAGCTCGATCCGCAGCAGTTCGTCATTCCAGTCGCTTGATTCCGTCAGCCGGTTGTCTGCGATGGCGTAGGCTTGGCACTGCGCCTCGGACCAGCCGTGGGCGACGATGGTCGGCACCTCGGCAATGCCCTCCAGCCTGGCGGCCTCGAGCCGCCCATGCCCGGCAATCAGCATGCCGCTCTCGCGCACCAACACCGGCATGGTCCAGCCGAACTCGCGCAGCGATGCCCGGATCTGCTCGATCTGCTCAGGCCCATGGACGCGGGCATTCCGCGGGTTCGCCGTGAGCCGTTCGATGGCCCAGATTTCGACCTTGGCGGCCGGCCAAGAGGCTGAGGGTTTTTCGGCTCGGAGCATTGAAATCATTTGACTATTCGGCCTCGAAACCAAACCAAACTGAGGTTTTTCGATTTGGAAAAACGCGCGTTTATCGGGCGGCGGCGCCCCCGCTCCCTAACCCCTTGAAGGAAGGACCCTTTTTGGCTTTGCTGCGCCGCACACTTGGCCGCCCGTGCGACAGTGTCCGACGGTTGGCCGAACCGCCGGGCGCGGCGTGGGCGCACGTACGGCCTCCTGTGCCGGTCGTCCAATGCATGCGTCTCGCGGCACGTCAGCGCGGCAGCATGCGTGCGATCTCATGACCAATGCGGGCGACGATGTTGGCAACGCCGGCCTGCCACGCAGCTGCACTCGTATCCTTCACCAACTCGCGCGCGACGTTCGGGCCGTAGACACCACGGATCGGCAGCCGCTGCTTGGACCGCCGCAGGAACGCGCGTCCAAACCTCGGCACGATGAACGAGTGCGCGAAGATACGTCGCTTGTTCCACGGCGCTGCCGACACGCCCTTGCCCCGCTGTACACCGCCGAACCAGGCGATATTGGTTTCCTCGCCGCGCGCCTTGAGCCTGTATGTCAGAGTCGCCTGCGTCGAGTGGATTGTCGCCATCGCCTTGTCGATCGCGCCGTACTTGATCCCCGTCTGCTTGACGAGAGCGCGTTTGACCTGCGTGCGACCCTTGTCGCCCTCGTGGTTCAACGCCCGCGACATTGCGGTGCGGGCTTGCTTTTCGCCGAGAGCGGCGAGCTGATTGCCGTACTTGATGAGCACTTGATCTCGGGCGTTGATGACCAACTGCATCGGTCGCCCCAAAAGAAAACGCCCGGGGCGTTAGCTCCGGGCGCATGTCCAACACTGGAATATCGGAACTTTTACGCGCGCCGCAGAATCCCGTCAACACAAAAACGATTAGCACTTCTTTTTTTTGTCGTGACCGCATCTGAGCGTAATCCTGCGCACCTCTGCGAATGATTTCGCTCGCAGTCTCACTCCCTCATCCGGAATTCCCGTATGAGCGTGTTGAGGGCGACGCGCAGATTGCCGAGATCGGCCTCGGGCCACAGCGTCGTGTCCTCATCGACGCAAACAACCCGATAGAGCAGCAGCGATGGCTTGCGCCCTCCCGCCATCCGATGGTCTCGGTCGCAGGCGTCAAGGGCGTCGGTCGCGGCGTTGAACGCGTCACGCAGTTTGGCCACCAACTCGTCATCGGGATCGGCGGTTGCACCGCCACCGAAGCCAGCCGCAATCATCAGGCCTGCCGGCGACCGCGGGTGCGGCACGGGCATGCCAAGGGTCAGGTGGTGACGCTGGTAGAGTTCGCCAAACCGAAGCCCTGCCGCATACTGCGCCGGACTGATGAAGTCCTGATAGGAGAGCCGGCCCAGCGATGTAGCCAAACGCTCGTCACGGGCCTGCCGGGCGGTGACGCCGTAATGGCGCCTTCGTGCATCGATGACGGTCTGCATGGCCTCTCTCTCGGTCTCGCTTCGGATACGCTTGCCGCAAGGATGACGCTGGCCGGGTTTTCGTTTGCGACCCCTCAACATGATTCCCT